GAATACGGGGGTTGGATTACGACGATATGCTTACTAATCGGGGCAGCGGTTCGGGCATGGATTGACCTTGCGAAAAAGAAAACAGAAACGGACGGAAAGATTAAGCTAAAAAAAGAAGAGGTAGCTAAATTGGGACGTGATGAAATAATGACCCAATACAATGAACTGCAAAAAGAGTTTAAGTTAGTCATGGGTCAACTCGAAGAGATACAAATGCAAATGATTGAGATACGTTCAGCGTTCGATGTATTGATGCCGTTTCTTGAGAAAGCCGTAACTGATAACACCGAATTAAAAAACGCCATGAATAAGGCAGTTTCAAAATTGAAATTAAATAACGCTTAAAAAAATATAAATCATGCACATCATTCAATTAATTCAGGATCATTGGGAGCCAATTACAACGGCTGCAATCGCGGTTTATGAAGTCATTATCCGCTTAGTTCCAACCTCGAAAAGTTGGAGTCTGTTCACGTTATTAGGGCGTTTGATTCCTGATAAAACAACTGAAAACGAAGCACGATGACCCCCATCCAACGCATTACAACAATCCTATCAGGTTTAGGAATTAGCTATCATCTTCACTACGATTGCAATAATCCGAAAGTAGTAACCGTATCGACCTCAGTAACAGATTCGGTTCTGTTTAAAGATGAACTAACCATAGCGGGTATCTTTTTTGAATATATCGGGATTGAGGACGGAGGGCCAACAACTAAAGTATATTTATGATTGAGCGCAAAAGATTATTTGATACGGTAAGGCCATTGTTCGGGAAATACTCCGCAAAGCAGATTCAGGGCATTGATTCAATACTTGATGAATACGAACAAAAGTATTCAGAAATAGGCATTAAAGGTCTGGCGTATTGTTTGGCCACCGTGTTTCATGAAACAGCAAAGACCATGCAGCCAATCGTTGAATTTGGCAAAGGTAAAGGGCGTCCTTATGGTAGCAAGATTCGAATGGACCGAAATCCGTACACAACGCCCGACCAATTATACTATGGGCGTGGATTCGTTCAGCTAACGTGGTATGAGAACTATCAGAAAGCGGGTAAAAAGTTGGGATTTGATTTGCTGAACAATCCTGAATTAGCCTGTGATTTACAAATTGCAACCGATATCATGTTTGAAGGTATGATTCATGGATGGTTTACAGGTCGGAAACTATCACAATATTTCAGCGCAACAAAAACCGATTGGATAAATGCCAGAAAGATCATCAACGGGCGGGATAAGGACGTATTGATTGCGGGGTATGCTCAGGCTTTTTTCAATGGACTAAAATAAAAACAATGCAGCCACATAAAACTTTTAGCATAGGTAGGTTTAAAAAGAACGCCCTGACTTGTCTAAGTCGGGGTTTGTTATTTATCACATTCAATTAATCATCATGCCCAAAAAAGTAAAAGTCGAATATAAAAAGCTACGATATGCAAGGGGGTATTTCTACACCCCTGAAAACAAAATTGAAATAGATAGCAGGCTTGAAGGCGAAGAACTGCTTAACACATTGATTCACGAATACACGCATTATTTACAGCCGTATCTTGATGAGGCCCAGGTCGAAATGATTGGAAATGAGATGGCAAAATTTTTAATTCAACATGGATATGAAAGGACAACTGATAACAGATGTCGGTAAAATTACCCTATGTCACATAAACCTATAGACTATTATCAATACGACGCCCAGATAGCCGAATTGCTACGGCAAGGCATGGCCCATTATAAGATAGTAGAGAAAATCCTAAACACAAAAGCCAAAAGGGATGAAGACCCGATAGTACGAGGGTTCAGGCGGTTTATAGCCCGACATGAAAAGCGGTTGTTAGATGAGCATGAGGGGTTGTACAATGCGACAAATAATCTTGATGTTCCGAATACGTCCACCAAAAATATGTGGATTAAAAACAAGGAAGCATCACTTTTTGTAGTTAATCCGAATTATCGGGAGGCGGGTGAGATAAGAGTTGAAGATATTGATTTTAAGGCGTTATTTGGGAACATAAAGCCTTTGCAGTATAAGAAGCAACCATCAGTTGAAACGGCCTTATTTGACCGCTTAGTGTACACCGATACGCACGTTGGGATGATGATAACCGATTATAGTTTGTACGGCGGTTTATGGGATGAACATGAACTGAACAAGATGTGCGACAAGATGATTCAGCACACAATCTTGAATAGAAAATCAAAGGTTTTATACATTGATGATTTAGGCGATTTCCTTGATGGCTACGATGCGCAAACGGTGCGAAAAGGACATCATTTACCGCAAAACATGGACAATCAAAAAGCGTTTGATGTGGGATTGAGGTTTAAAATTAAATTGGTTCAGTCTTTAATACCATATTACGATAATATCATTTGCCACAATGTATGCGAAGACAATCATGCGGGCAGTTTTGGGTACATTCTCAATTCAGCATTTAAGACAGCCATTGAAATGATGCTCCCAAATGTTGAGGTGGTTAATATCAGAAAGTTCATTGATTACTACAAGGTCGGGAAGTACACATTTGTCATCAGTCATGGTAAGGATTCGGTCTCTTTAAAGTTTGGTTTTAAGCCGAAATTGGATAAGATACAAGAAAACAAGATTGATAACTACCTGGATCGAAATGGACTAAAAGGGGTTATCGAATTCAGCAAAGGAGATTCACACCAATACTTGTTTGATAGCAGCACCGCTCAACGATTCAACTATTACAACTACCCGGCATTAAGTCCATCATCATCATGGGTGCAAGTAAACTTCCAACAAGGGATAAGCGGGTTTATAAGTTTCAACTATTATGAAGATAGAAAGGTGATTAATGAATGTATCATCAATCATTCATGTATTGATTGATTAACCCTACATTGTAGGCCATAAATCGGGTTAATGTAGGGTTTTTCGGACGATGAACAGACGGATGGTATTGCGTGTATTTGGGGGTTATAACCAATGCTAAAGAATCGACATTCTAAGTTCATCGTCTTTACTTTCTGTCCCCTCGACATAGATTATTAATTCATGTCCCGAACAAAGCAGTTTGAACGAGTAAGTGTTGTGCTTTTTTTTCATGGCAATTAGCCATTTGACAATTTTCCAATACTTTCTATTAAATATCATTTGTATAGTTTTTACTTGTTTTCTTTATATGTTTTTTTAACTTGTATAGGTTTTGGCACTTTTCTTTACATATCAAAAGCACTGGTTATAACAACACATACACGCTATTTTCCTGCCCTCAATCCAACGCTCACAGCGTGTATCCGCAAAACGTTAGCGTTCACCGCCCATCACCTTCATCATCACCCCTACAAACTCACTAACCGTCAATTCGCTTATCTTGCGGTTGTCGGTTTTGATGTCAACGGGAGCGCACATTGTCTGGTTATAGGCTTCAATGGCTTTGAGCCAATTGGCACGATTACGTTTAACGTCATCAATATGAATGGATACTTCGCCTACGATCCGTTTGGCTTCGATTACGTTTGTATTTAACAAACGCTTCATTTCGCGGGTCAGTCGGTCGGCCATCCCGGTGACGCTTATGCCTTGACTTATGGCGAATTGCTTTTGGCTTAGTCCGCTTTCGAGGAATTGTTTTAGGTTGTTGAAGTGCATGGTATACTATTTATTAGTCCTTACTAAATTACCTGCCTTATCCCGCTTCACATATCCGGCATTAATCGTGTAATCAATACACAGGTCCTCAATGATGTGTTTTGGGTATTTGTTCCCGTTCGGCTTCTCTTTCAGTCCGATTATCTCAAGGGCTTGTAATACGGGGTACGGGATGTCGATATTTTTGCGTTGTGTTTCTGTTTCTTGCATGGTTATTTGTTTATTTGTTATAAATATTTTTTTAAGTTAAATTCCGTCAAATAATCCGACTACTTTTGTCGTCTGCTTGAATCGCTTATCAGCAGCCTGTAAATTTAGTTTCGCTTGTTTGAAATAGCTGTCTTTTAGTTCTATCCCTATTGCTTTTCTTCCCATAGAAACAGCGCTATAAGCATCGCTACCACATCCTAAAAATGGGCTAAATACAATTTCATTTGGATTTGAGTATAAATCTACAATTCTATCTAAAACATCTAATTGAGTAGGTGTTACGTGTCTTTCGTCATTTTCTTCTTTTGAATCCTTATAAGGCAAACAATTTTCAGCCCTAATGTCATCCCATACTGATGAGGCGTATCTTTGCCAAATTATATGACTTTTTTTATTTGTTCCTGCGTCTTGGTAATCTTGATATTTTTCACAAATGTATGCCCATAGTTCAGCCCCACTTTTAAAATCTGTATCATTTGCACGATTATAAATACCTACCGTTTCTGGTAAAATTGGTGTTGTTCCTGCATAATGAGTAAACCCAAAAGGGTGAGTAACTGGTACTTGGTTATCCCCTTTTTTCTTAAACAATAATATATAATCTGGCATAGCTGGGTAGTTTTTTGTAGAATCTTCTACTATAAATTTGTGCATTAAAGATTGAACCATTGTTTTAAGCCTTACTCTTAAAGGTTCTTTCCATATAGTAATTCTACTCATGTAAGTAAAACCATGCTTTTCATGAAGTTTTATTATTTCGCTTGGAAAGTCTGATAAAGCCCCATTATATTTAAACAAGTCAGTACAATGTATAGCATTTATTCTACCTTTTTTTGTAACCCTTGCCATTTCTTTTACTACAAATTCATATTGAGTAATAAATTCTTCGTCACTCGAAACATTGCTTAAATCATTTGGTGAGCTTGAATAAGTATATAAGTCTTTAAATGGTGGGCTATACACACTTAAATCAATACTTTCATCGTGCATTGTTTGTAACAAATCCATACAATCGCCATTATAAATGGCGTATCTATCTGTTATTACTTGTTCTTTTACATTGTGCTGTGTTGTCATGTTGTTTTATTTATTAGTTTAAAAATTTTGGTAAAATTATTTCTTTGTCAAATTTTTTTTTGTGGTCTGTAAATGTTGCGTTTACATTATTAGTCAAGTTTATGTATAATTCAATAGCCTTCTTTGTTTTTTGTTCCAATGCCTCTAATACCCTTGTTTGACCATCAGAAATAACCATGTCAATAGTTACATCGTTTTTCTGCCCAAACCTCCAAAACCTTCTTATAGCCTGATAGTATTGTTCATAACTCCATGTAGGGAAAAATACAGAATGATTGCAATGCTGCCAATTCAAACCCATTGAGGTCATCTTGGCTTTAGTGATTAGCCTTTTAATTTCACCATTTGCAAACGCTAAAAGTATTTCCTCCTTTTTATCTATGCTTTGGCTCCCAATTATTTCAACAGCCTCACTATCTGCATATTTTAACAGGCTGCTTTCGTTGTTAGTATTGCACCAATATACAGACGTTCTGCCTTTAGCTAATTCAATAGCCTTTTCGCATCTTTTTTCTTCGGTCTGCTTTTGTTCATGCCTAACCTCTGTCATTGATTTTGCAATTGGGGTAAACATTTTTATTTGCCCGTTTACATCAATCAAAGATTGGTTTTCTACTACATGCCTATTTACGATCAATTCTGGTAAATTATACCGTTCATTACTAAACCCTAAATCACTTGGCATCTTAGCCATTATTGACCATTGATTAACCCACGCAAAAAAGTCTTTTTCTGCATGTGGTTTCAAATAAAACTTTTCGCCTATATTATTATTTCCTCCTGTATCATTCTGATTATTTTTAAAAAACTTACCTAACATATCCATGTAGCCCATATATCCCAATGCCTCAGAACTTGTGCCTAATTCGATAAAATCGTTTGGGCTTGGGGTTGCTGTGCTTAAAAATCTGAAAGGAATCTTTTTAACAAAGGATGTCACTTCTTGTTTTATTTTACCGTCAAAGTTTTTCAATATGCTGCTTTCGTCTAATACAACCCCTTCAAAGTCGGACTCATTGAAGTAGTGTAATCTTTCATAATTGCAGACTACTATTTTCTTTGTGTGCTTCCCGTCTTTTGAGTACTCAATGTCATCTATCCCTAATTTTTCAGCCTCTAAAATAAATTGAAAAGCAACCGCCAAAGGAGTTAGTATAAGTACTTTTTTATTTGTATGATTTACAATATTTTTAGCTAATGCGATTTGTACTAATGTTTTTCCTAAGCCGGTATCTAAAAAAACAGCACAACGGCCTTTCTTTATTGCTTTCTCAATTACGAACTTTTGAAAATCAAATGCAATATCAGGGATAAAATTTGCATCAAAACCGAAATTGCCTATTGTGTGCCTTTTCTGTTGTAAAAATTTTAAATAATCATTCATATATTGGGGTTTTATTTATTTCATGCAAATATACACGATATTTTCAATATACACACCATTAACTAATATTAACAATTCGATAACAATATAGTTGAACTACGAATATATACACGATATATCTTTGCTATCACAAACAACAAAACCCCAATAACATGAGAATTCAAACATCATTCCAAAAGTTTCGCCCACTTAAACAAGGCGGTAAAAACCAACTACAGGAAATCGTGATTAGCTGCAACGTAAGCAGCCCCCGCGAAGCATACGACCTTTCACACGAACATTTCGCAATTGATTTGTACATTGACCGCAAATTTGTCGGTGACTTGTCCTATATCCTGGCAGAAGTCAATGACGAAGCCTTTAGAGATATAATCGACTCCATCGACTGGGACTACGAATGGCACGTCGCCAACGATAACAGCCTTGACGATGACCAACAAAGGACGGATTACGAAGATAGATAATTGATAAACACTTAAAATAAAACAAATGAAAATTCAAATTAAAACAACTCAGGAAAGAGAAATCCAATTACCTTACTACATCCGAATTAACGAATGGCAATGCTGCAAGGTAGTATCAGAAACGGAAGTTATCTGCGCCCATGTTTGGGATGGCCCGACCTTCAAGGCGGGTCAAATCGAACAGAGAAACAGCGCTCAGGACGTATTGGCTTATAAGCATGAAGAAATCAGCGCAAACGAATTCAGGGCGCATATTTATCGGGCGTATGAAATATGTGAGCAGGTTTATAACAAGTCAAATATTTAATTAACTTTAAACCTTACACCACATGACACCAATAGACATAACTATCCTTTCAGTCCTAACAATAGCGGTAATATATTCCGCTATTGTTTTGGGCCATTACTCAAAAATAACTCCCGATGATGAACAGATTTGAAGCCGAAATGGAACTACATATCCTGCTGAACAAACGCAGCACCGACCATGAGCAACTTTGCGACCTGTACAACAAGATAGGCACCGAATTGAGCCGAGAATGCAATCAGGGGCTATGCACTTACAAATTTGCAACAAACAAGCTCAGAGGGCTGGAGGATCGAATCACAATTAATAACTTAATAAATCAAATATCATGCAATTAATATCAAACACAATCGCAACCACAACCGACGAACTAACTGAACTCATGCAGTTTTGCATCCTTCATGGAATCAAAGGGCCTCTGAACATTACCTTTGAAGACGGCCAAATAAAAGTTTGGCAGCCGTCACAAATGCCGGTTGCTGAATCGGTCCGAAAGAAGCAACGCAGGCCAACGCACGATGAAGATACATGGCATCCGCATGAGTTTGCGGTGTGAGCCTATGGATTGACAAAGTTGTGAAAAAAGTCAGTTTATTTTGTGACAAAACGTGAATTGAAACACTAAAAAAATTTTTATTAAAATGAGCGAGGGCAAAAATGAAATATTATTAGGTGATTGTTTGGAACTGTATAAAAATATCGAACCGAAAAGCATTGATTTAATTTTAACCGATTTGCCTTATGGTACAACTCAAAACAAATGGGATAGTATTATTGAATTTGCCAAACTTTGGCAAATGGTTGATTACTTATTAAAGCCAAACGGAGCATTTATAACAACCGCCTCACAGCCTTTTACAAGTGCATTGGTAATGAGCAATCCCAAAATGTTTAAATATGAATGGATATGGAATAAGATAGTACCAACTGGACATTTAAACGCAAAAAGAATGCCAATGAAAGTACACGAAAATATATTGGTATTTTACAACGAACAACCGATATATAATAGACAATTTACCGATAAACCTAAAGAATATCAAAGACCAAATAGGAAACTTGTAAAAGATGCTTTTTACGAAACAAAGAATTACGGGGGTGCAAAACGTGGATTTGCTGAAGACAGCGACCATACAAAGACAAACCCAAAAACATTAATAGAGTTTTCAAATGGAAACGGTTATTCTAAAATAGGGAACCACCCTACACAAAAGCCTATTGCATTATTTGAATACCTACTAAAGACATACAGCAATGAAAACATGACAATATTTGACCCTTGTATGGGTTCGGGAACCACTGGAGTAGCTTGTAAAAATACAAATCGTTCTTTTATTGGAATAGAAAAAGATGAGAATTATTTCAAAATAGCAGAACAGCGAATAAATGCACGGACACTGTTTTCTTAAACTTGCGCATAACTCCCAAATAGAAAAAATAACTATGCCTATCCCGTCGCAAAAGTCAGCTAAATTTGCGACCAAAAAATAAATTTGTATATCCGATATACATTAACTATCTTTGCTTATTATTAATTAAAAACCCCTTTAAAAAATGACAAAACTCCCAACGCTTAGCGAAATCCTTGATGAAACTCAATTGAGTTTACAACAAAACAAACTAACCGTACTGCTCAACAATGCACCACCGCAAACATGGCTTAAAGAACAGCCAATGTCAAAGACGGTTTATCTACCCATTGATAAGGTTCAATATTTACTCACAAAGATTTATGGCAAATGGTGGGTTGAGGTTCTAAATACTCAGGTGTTTGCCAATTCGGTTTCCGTTACGGTTCGGCTCTTTGTCCGTAACCCATTAACAGGAGAAACAGAACATAACGACGGCGTAGGCGCTGCTCCCATCCAAACGGACAAAGGTAAGGGCGCAATGGATTGGAACTTTGCCAAAGCGAACGGCGTTCAGATAGCTATACCCGCTGCGAAAGCCTATGCCATTAAAGACGCTGCTGAAGAGTTCGGAAAAATATTTGGTCGTGACCTTAACCGCAAAGATTCGTTTGCGGATTATATGTCCATCCTTAAACCCGATTTGGATACGTTGACTTCATTACTTGCAGCCCACCGCGCAAATCTAACACCTGATGAAATTGAAAACGCTGAACGTATCATCAATAACAATGAAGTAAATTCTTTTTCTAAACTCTTTAAAATCCTCAGCAAATGAACAACGAATTAAGATACGGACGTTTCACATCAAGTGAAATCTACAAGCTAACAAAAAAAGGCAAAGCCAAAGATGAATTATTCGGAGACCCCGCAAAGAAATATATTGCTTCGCGTGGATTTGAGCGTAAACTAAAGCGCTCTTTGAATTCAAGCAGTTCACCACGTCCATTGCAGTGGGGTAAATGCGTTGAACAGGTTTGTTTTGATATGCTGCCTACTGATTACGTTTTGCAGTCAAATGAAACAATCGTACATTCTGAATTCCCGTTCATTGCCGGAACTCCTGATGCAATCAGATTTAAGCCAAAAAAAATAGTCGGTGACATCAAATGCCCTGAAACATTGGAATCTTTTTGCACACTAATTGAAGCCTATAATCAGGGCGGGTTTGATATGGTAAGGGAGAAACACAGCGACGGCGAAAAATTCTATTGGCAATTGGTGAACAATGCTATTTTAACGAATAGTGATAGCGCTGAACTCATTGTATTTGCCCCAAGTGATGAACATTACGAATCCGTTGTATCTGAGGCCCAATTGTGGGGCTTTAATTGGATTGGCAGCGCTCCTAAGTCTGATTTGCCATTTCTCCCATCTGATTCAGAATATAAAAGTCTTAATATCCTGAGCGTTGAAATACCTCAAGCGGATCGGGATAGACTTATTTATCTTGCTTGTCAGGCTGAGTCTATGATTCCCACCCCACAAATCTTAACCATCCACGATAAGGACGTGACCGTATTTGACAATTTACCGGGTTAGGGGTAATCCCGGTCGGGGGCGGTGTGAGGATGCCGCTCCCATATTTTTAAACTTAAAAATGATAACAATATGACACCACAACAAGCGCTTGAAGAGGCGCGTAAGAGATACCCGGAAGGGACTGAGTATATCAGAGCAGGGAAGGGTTATATCGTAACCGTTCGAGATACAATTCTATTTCAAATTTTCGGAGGAGCGGAGCGATTTATTATAGTTGACGTTCCGAATGGGCCTCTATACAACTCCGAAACCGACACATGGGCCGAAATAATATCCACCCCGAAAAGCCTTGAAGATAGGCTGGTGGATGAGTTTGGGTTTGTGAAACTCGCGTTCCCACATGGCGAATTCACTACAAACCGATACGAAAAGGACGGATTAAGCATTGACTTCGATTATGAGAATGGCGAAGTATGTTCGGTAGATATTCAAATCGAAAAAGTATCATTTGCAAACCCGAACAACCTTGAATCATTTGTAAAGTATTATTTAGAATTAGGTAATCATTAAAACACAACACAATGACAAACGAACAAAAACTTGAATACATACTTAATGCAGTCGCTGAAGAGTGGGGCGTAACCGTTGCGCAAATACAATCCAAATCAAGGAAGCGCGAATACGTCGAACCCCGCCAAATCTATTGTAAGTTAGCGAAGAAATTTACCGAAATGCCTTTTGCTGCAATAGGTCAAACGCTTGAAGGTAGAGACCACACAACCGTATTGTATAGCATTCAAACGATAAACAATTTAATCGACACGGAGCCATATCTTAAGCGCAGATTCGGCCTGATTTACTTCAAGTTGATGGATGAACTTCACCCGCCTGTTGAACCCGCTAAGGGAATCACACCACCATTTCCCGGGGCTGCATTGCTTCACAAGCCTTATCCGAAATTAATGCTGCAGGCGTAAATGTGGCATATTATCAACAATACCCCCGATAATGTGGGGAATAAAAAACAATTAATCACAAACAATCATAAACCATGAGCAATTACACAATCGAAGGCCGTGTTATATCCATTGGCCAAACAGAAACTAAATCAGAGAAATTCAGCGTACGAAAATTCGTCATTGATGACCAAGCACCAGAATATGCAAACCTGCATGAGTTCCAACTTGCAAACGCCAAAACCGAATTGGCAGACAAGTTCAGCATAGGTAATCAGGTGCGGGTTCATTTCAATCTCAGAGGGCGGGGCTGGACTTCGCCAAGTGGGGAGGTAAAGTATTTCTCATCACTCGATGCATGGAAGGTTGACATATTAAGCGGTGCAAGTGAGCAGCAAACGCAGCCAATGCAACAAGTGCAACAAGTGCAACAAGTGCAACGACCAGCACAAGTGCAACAAGCACCTATTGAAACGGATTTACCATTTTAGTTATGCAACACATTATAAGAATCGAATGCAAGTACAAGGGCTGCAATCTGTATGACTTAACAGATTCGGCCTTTGTCATGTGGTATATCAGACACTTCAGGATAATACTTGTTCCAAAAGAATTAAAAGATTTGATGAATAATATTCCCGAAGAATTCCTATCTTAGCGCTTCAATTAATTCGTGTGATGGCGAATGATTCCAAACGACATTTAATCTGAATGCTCGACTGCATGAACCTGTATGATGTACAGCCCATCACCATGTAAGTCGGGCATTTAGTTTTTCAATAATG